TTTATTAATATCAAATGCCACATGGAATAACCAACCGTACTTAGGACTTAGTCCGTAGTTGTTGGCAATGAATATCTGACTCGCATGATTGCGATCAAACATCTTGTCGTTGTAACCTATTGTACCATTTGCCATATACTTTATTTATGGTAAAAAAAAGCTCGGTTAAGACCGAGCTTTTTATTAGCTGTGTAGCTATTAGACTACTGTAGCGGTACCAGAACCAAATGCTTGGTGTGGTTGGTTTGTTGGAGGTGCTAGCGGAGTTAGTACTGCATTGTCGAAGCGCACAGTTAATGCGATCATCGCTGCTTCACTTGTTCCATAGTTCATGTCGCCCCAGTCAGCTTGGCTGATTTGGCAACCTTCCATATCCCATGTTTCTAATACTACTGGGTCAACGTTACCGTTGCCGCCATCTAGTACTTCGTAGCGTAAACCAAATTTGTAGTCACCTGCGGTTGCAGCCGAACTCATTTCCAAAAAGTCAAATTGCTTTTGTACTTGTTCTGCAACTAATTTAGCAACTAAGCCAGTGGCATCGTCACGTAAGTTAATTGTAGTCTCTTGCCACTCTGGTTTGCCTTGTAGATAAACCTTGCTGTTGTAGACGTCAAGTGCAAATGGGTTGAAGTTAACGCTTGGGCGTTTGATATCAACAACTTGCTTTGTTAGTTCAACTACATCGCCTTTGCTAGCACCAAAGTTTACGAATATCGCACGGAAACGATATTTTAATTTTGGCATTAGCAAGGTACCGGATGTACCACCTGTTGGTACTGTAAAGTTTGCTAATGATGCTGTAATTGCCATTATATATTCTCCTGTTACTGTTATTTACCTAATCTCGTTACCAAATAATGCAGGGTCACCCCTGCATTATCTTAGTAGTTAATTAACCTAGTGCAGCAATAGCTCCTGGGTTCATCAAGCGGATTGGGATGTAAATAAACTCAACATCTTTCATTGGCTCGATAGCGATGTCAACATACAATTCGTTGTTTGCTACACGATTTGGTGTGTTGTTGCTTGTGTCACAAACTACTAGGTAGTCAGTGATACCGCGTTTAGCAACTAAGTCGTTTAGCGCACTTTCGATAATACGTTTGATCTGGTCACGTGTAATCTTGTCGTTTGGTTCAAACAAGAATGCGTTACCTGTTGTTGCAAAGATTGTACGTAAGTAGTTCACTAGACGTGCTACGTTTACGCGATCCATTGCGCTAGTAATTGGGTTACGTGTTTTCTGACCCCAAACTACCAATCCAACACCTGGAAGAATTGTGATTGGGTTAACGTTGTGTTCGTACATAACGTCACGTAGACCTTGGCTGATACCATTGCGTTGGAATTCACCAGTTTCTGCGTTGATGTAACCAATGTCAGTAGCATTGTCTACTAGACCACGACGTACACCAGCTGGTGCAAACCATGGATAGCTTACATTATCGTTACGGATAAATGTACGCAACATAACGTGACTTGGTGGAACAACAACTGTGTTGCCGCTTACATCGCTTGTTACTGCGCTTGGGTAGTAAACGCCCAAGTATGGATCAGCTGTTGCCAAACCAGTACCGTCTGAGTCTGATGACCAGTTAATAAGATCAACTGAGTTAGCAGCCAGTGTCATTGGTGTGTCGCCGATAACAAATGCTGTGTTAGCGCGGTCGTTGTTCAATCCAACCATGTCGCTAATCAACTCTGGGTAACCTGGAGCACAAATCAAGTTGAACGCAAATTGGTCTTCACGGATTTGTGTGTTAGCTGCCACTGCTGATTTCATAGCCTTAACAACCATATGACGTTGTGCTGCTGGACCTGCGTACATGCTGCCGTCGTCTTTCAAGCCGCTAACTGTTTGCCATGTAGCTGATACTGTTGGCAATGAACCGTTAGGGAAACTTGTGCTATTGAAGTAGTCGCCAACGTATTGTTTAACGTTGAAGCCTGAACGGCGTGTGTTAAACAACAATGTACCACGTGGATACAAGCGATAGTCAGGAGCATCTAAGTCCAAGTAGTTGCTAGACAACAAAGCTGTTGTATCTGGCAAGCTGCCTGTGATGATGTCTGTAGTACCTGTGTGGTCCCAACGTGCATCAGCAAATACAATACCGTTTTGGCTTGTTTGGTCGCTGTTGTCGATTGCAACAAACTTGGTACCAGTGTAGCGATACAATGCTGGGTAGTTAACCAAATCGCCCGAATCTAACCATAGGTCACCAGCTGCCAATGCAGTTACACCGTCTTGCTGTGTAGTTGGTTGGCTTGCGCTAACAATAACACCCATTGGGTCTGTGTTTTGCAAGTTATAACCACGTGCATCGCTAGTTACCAATTTGTAACCTTTCCAGCCATTGTTGTTGACCATAATGTCAACTGTAGCTGGGTCACCATAGTACCACAATGTACCATCGCTTGGTGCTTGGTATGGAGCATAGAAGCTGAATGTGTATGGTTGTTGACCTGTGCTGCTACCACTTGGGATCCAGTTACTTAGAACTAGTGTTCCGCTCATTGTAGCATCGCTAAACACACCGGGTGTGCTGGTTGTGAAACCTGCTGTTGTTAGTGGGTTGCTGCCAACTGTGGTGTTAGCCAAGTAGATATCACCACCCAATTGGTGTGTAATTACTACATAGCCTGCGCTGTTCACGCTTGCTGTAACGTAAGGGATGTTAGCTGCTAGGATAGCTGCAACAAATTGACTTGCGTTACCGTTGCTTGGAATTGTACATGTTGCGCTAGACAATACGCTAGTACCCAAGTTTGTAGCTTGTAGTGTAAATGTCTGACTAGATGTAAATGACGATCCGCTAAACGAATTAGTAGAACCAGTTGTGTTATTACCTGTTTCATTTGCACGGAAGAACAAACGGAAACCTGCTAGGCTTGTTGCACTAGAAGTGATATAACGTACATACACGCTGCCTGCTGCAATACCATTGCCGCCACCTGCTGGGTCTAGGCCGTAGATTGCATCTGTTGCATTGTCGTATGCAGGAACTGCCAGTGTAGACCAGCTAGATGAATTAGCGTTGTATTGTTTAACAGCCAAATTCAAACCATTGCCTTGTACGCTAGTTTTGATATACACGCTACCGCTTGGTGCTTGTACTGTATCGCTAGACAACCAGCTTGGAATACTTACATAAGTACCAAACGAGATTTGTGGGCTGTAGTATGTACCAGCTGTAACACCAGCAATGCTCAATGGAGTGTGTGTACCATCAGCTAGGATCAATTTACCGTCTGCTGTAGAGCCGTTACTTTGTGCTGCGCCAGTTACATAGAATACCAATTGGTTATTCACTGCGGCTGCTGTAACACCTGTAATTGTTGCCGCGTTAACTGCACTTACCAAACCAGCCAAACTACGTGCTGTGTTCATGTTTACGGTTGTACCGTTGACAACAAAAGTAGAGCTAGCTGCAAACGCTGTTGAGCTTGTAACTGCTTGTGTACCTGTTACTGTAGCCCAGCTTGCTTGCCATGCATAGCTACCAACTTGTACCCAAGTGTTGTTTGCGTTTTTGTAGTATACTGGATTATCTGTTACAGTAACGTTAACTGCATAAGATCCAATAGTACCAATGCTTGCAAGTGGAACGCCACCCGAAGTTTGTGTCGAGTCAGTGATAACAATAGGAGTTTTTGTAGTGAAGCTGCCTGTTGTAGCGTTCCACTCGTTAATACCCCAAGATGAGTTAGACAAATCTAACCAGTATGTGCCGTTAGCTGGAGGGCTGTCTGGACGTACTGTAGTAGATTTAAGTTGGTCTAAGTCAATGTCAGCACGGATAGCGTAAACGCTGTTCGCTGCGCCCAATGCGCTGTAGGCTGCTAACAAACCATACTCGTTCAATTCGTCACCGTTTAATGGTGTACCGCTTGCGCTTTGTTGGAATGATGCGTAGCCAAGTGCTGCCGAAATATCACGTTGACTTGTAAATGCTTGTAATAGGCCTGCTGCGGCCTTTGTTGTACCAGTAGCTGATGTACCATCTGGCGCTGTCTTGTCTTGTGCTGTTGCCAAGATAACCAATGGCACAGTACCCACTGCCGACGATACGTATGCGCTTTCGTCGGTTACTGTGATACTCGAACCTGGAGAAACTAAAATTGCCATGTTATTTTCCTTTACATAATAAGTTATGTTATTGATATTTATTCATAACCAGCGTTTTCGGGCGTATTGAGTGCCCTTTGCAAAGGTTTTTTAGTTCGAGACGGTAAATAAAAGTGCTAATCGCGGTGCTCTAACACCCACTAGCTCTATGATTGAAGGGAATCACAGCATGAATATTTATTATGTGTATGCCTACACGTATAGTGATGGGTCTCCATACTATATAGGAAAAGGCAAGGGCAATCGCGCCTATGCAAAACATCACCGAAACTTACTCCCGCAAGATAAATCTTGCATTGTTATTTTGCACGAAGGATTAACCAAAAAAGAGGCACATAACCTTGAAACAGAACTTATAAAAACACACGGGAGATTAGACTTAGGCACCGGACCGTTAAAGAATTTAACAGACGGTGGCGAAGGTGCAAGCGGTTCCCTTGGGAGTAAGCTATATAATCAACGAGTACGGGAGGAATGGGAAAGATATTGTAACCTGTCTCCTGAAGAATGGATTAAAGAAAGCGAAGAGTTTTGGAGGAACAAACAGTGACTCAACGACCTTTATGCCCGGTTTGCAATGAAAAACCAGTAGCCGTTAACTACATCAAAGAGGAAGTAGCACACTATCGCAAGATGTGTGATAGCTGTATTCGCAAAGGCAAGAAACTCAAGCCATTACCACCACAGTGGGCCAAGCGTGGATATAGAAAAAAGCCCACTTGCGAGAAGTGCGGCTTTAAATTTAAGTTTGCGGAGCAGAGTCTAGTGTATCATGTGGACGGCAATTTAAACAACTGCGATCACAACAATCTAAAGACTATATGTCGTAACTGTGCTGTAGATTTAGACAAGACACGTATGCCTTGGAAGCCTGCTAAGGTTGTACCAGATTTTTAATCTGTGTTTGTAGGCTGTCCAAGCTACCGTTGTTATTAATAATATGATCAAAGTGCGTTCCGGCCCAGCTGTATTCGCTGGCATGAATGCCTTCTTTTGCTAACCAAGCCTGTGCTTTAGAATCACCTGCGTTTGCTTGTGCTGCAATATTATACCAGTGCGGGATAATTCCACGTTGTACCCAAACAACCTTTGCACCCTGTGCTTTTAGTCCCTTAATTTCATTCGGGAAACGACAGTCTGTAATGACCACATTGTCCTTGGCTGTACGTAACTTGTTTTCCAAGCTGGCAATCCAAATATCATCGTGGAAGTGTTGACGTAATACGTTTGTGCCCCAGTGCTGTAGAATGTAGCGTGGGGTAATTGGCATGCCTAGACGCTGGCTCCACCATAAGTCTGTTTCTTCTCGCCAGAGTCTGCTTTGTGCTGTGCGTCCTTCCAGCATTTCCCTGTCCCATCCAAACACATTAGACACCGCATCTTTAAGAGTAGCCGCATAACTTTCACGCTTAAAGTTATGAAAGTTAACCAAGAAGTCTGCGGCTGTATCTTTGCCTGCACCTATCAGTCCACAAATTCCAATAATCATAAAAAATGCCCCCTATAGGAGCATTTTAATATAGTTGTAACAGTAAAGTCAACTTTAGCAATTCCATTTACGCAATGCTAGTGCTTTGCGTGTTGGCTTGCCGTGTTCATCCTTCATTGGACCTTTCATACCGCCCATTCTAGCACAAAAGCTCTTACGGCGCTTGGCTGCTTTGCTACCTTTTTTAAGTTTGCTAGGCTTTGTAGTTACTGCTGTTTGTAGTTTACTACCAGGATGTTCTCTGCGATAGCTTGCCACGCCCTTTTTGTTTAGGCCGCCATTCTTGTTTTTGCCGGATTTTTTCTGCCAAGCTGCTGTTT